GGATGATGACGCGGCTAGGGTGAATCTGGACCATGCGACCGGCGAAGGTGGCCACGGCGGAGCTGTTCGAGATACCCATAGCACCCTCATTGAAGGTGTACATGATGGGCTCGCCATAGCTCTCGGAGGCCTCGTCCGTGTCGTATTCGGTCGGGTAAAGCTGACCCTCCCATGCCGGGATGATCTTGACCAGACGACGCGCAGCGCGGCCCATTACGGGCTGATTCCAGGTCTTGCCATCGGCAATCTGGAGAATGAGCGCGGAGTAGTGCCCCACAAGGCGGCGCTTGTCGGCCTCCTCTACATGATCCCAAAGCTTGTAGGCCTTGGCGAACTTCGCGAACTTCTTTTCCCACTCGGTCCGGTCGCGGTCCTTGTCGTCGTCATCGCCCTGGATGATTTCCGGGGAGTCCTGCCAGCATTTCGAGACCATGCGGGCGACGGCACCGTGCGCAAGCCCGCCGCGCTCCCACAGTCGGTAAAAGTCCATGAAGTTCGGATTAGGATTCCAGCCAAAAGACTTCCATGCGTCCTGGCGCTTTGTGTCCATGCCGGCCTGCCCGCTGAAGCGCTGCCGGGCCGCCGCCATGCGGAAGTCACCGAGCGCCTGATTAAGGGCAAGCTCCATCTTTGACCCGGCTGGCGGCAGGGTGATTTTATCGGTCATGCTCGTGGCACCTCAATTATTTCGAGTCGGGGTATTGTACAACAGCGGGCCCTAGGTTATCTTGGCGCCTCCTTAAGCAAGCAACCGCTGGAGTAAAAAACCAATGAAGCAAGTCATCCGCCTGTTACTGGTCCTGCTGGTCACTGTCCCGCTGTCCTTGGCCGCGTTCGGTCTGGTCCCGCTGCATGGAACCGTCGCCAACTTCGGCAACGTTGCGGCCCAGGTCTATAACTGGGTCTACTTCGTGCCGGGTCTCCTGATTCTGTCCATGGCAACCATGGCGCGAAGCTCCTCGTTGCGGACGCAGGCATTGACCACCATTCGAAACTGCCTGGATTCGCGCAAGGAAGCGGGCAAGAGCTATTCTGGCCAACTGTTCGCGCGCGCCTTCATTCTGTCCACCATCATTCTGTTACTGGCCTGCGGCTACAACCTGACCGCCATTCTGATGGCCGCCGTGGTGCTGGTTGACGTCCTGATGTACGGTTACGCCCAGTCGGTCTACGACAAGTACACGAAGGCGCGCGCCCGAGCGCTTGGCTAACGTCAAGCCGCTAGACAAAAAGACCCGCTGCGTGCGGGTTTTTTTGTGCGTGATAGAATGGCAAACCAACCATAGGAGGTCATCACCATGCCGGAAATTCTGCGCGTCAATGCTACGTCCAAGGTCCCGCTTGGCGCAATCAAGCGCGTCATGCACAACGGGCGCGAACACCTCGTTATTCCGTCGTTCACCCTGCCCGATAACGTCGTCATGAACGGCGGCCTTTACCCTGCCGACGAAATCGCGAAGTCGTACATGAGCCTCAAGGGAACGCCTGCGCCAATCGGCCACCCTGTCGTCAATGGCAAGGCCGTCAAGGCGACCAGTCCCGAGGCTATCAACGCCCACTACTGCGGCGCCTGGAACCACGTTGTGGAGCGCGACGAATCTACAAGTCGCATCTACATCGAGAAATGGGTTGATGTAGAGTTCGCATCCCAGTCGGAGCAAGGGCAGCGCCTGCTGGCTGCTGTCGAGGCCGGCACGCCGCTGCATACCTCCACCGGCCTCTATTGCCGTCGCGACCTGAATACCAACGGTGCGGCCGGCTACTCGTGGATTGCCCGCGACATGCAGTTCGATCACGACGCCATTCTGTTCGACGAGCCAGGGGCGGCCACGCCCGAGGATGGCGTAGGGCTGATGGTCAACAGCGCTGAGCTGGTCGTGAACGCCCGACTGCCCGAGCTGGAACTTAATCAGGCCCTGGAGAATTCCTACGGCCAGAAAAAGGAAGCGCTCGCAGCCGCGCTAAAGGAGGTGTACGGCTCGAACGACGTCTACCCCTATGTTGAGGACTTTAACGATAACCGAGTTATCTTTTACGCCAACGGCTACAAGATGGTTGACTATGAGCTGGATGGCCCGGCAATTGTCCTTGGCGATACCGTAACCGAAATGCGCGCTCGGACCGAATTCGTGGCCAAGGGCGCTACCGTAGTCACCACTCTCGCACTCACTGGAAATAGTGTAGAATGCGATCCTGTAAAGCCAATTGTCGAGCCGGAGGAAACCGCCGATATGAAACCCGAAGAACTGCAAGCCGCGCTCAACACTGCGCTTGAGCCCGTACTGAACCGCCTTGACGCTTCCGAGGCCGAGAACAAGCGCCTGCGCGAAGCCCTGGAAACCAACGCCAAGGCCGCCGACGACGAGAACCGCGCTGCCATCATAGCCGCCAAGCCTGAGCTGGAATCCGTCGCCAAGGAACTGACCGGCAACGCCCTGGCCACCCTGGCCGCTTCCGTACAGACTGCCGCGCCGCTGAAATCCGGTCGCATGCAGACCAACAGCGCCGAGCAAACCGCGATCACCGAATTCGACAACTACAAGGGGGCCTAAGCCATGGCTAAAGTAATGGGCAATCGCCCGCATCGCGTCAACCTGGACGGCAAGTCGTGCACCGAGGTGGGCGTCTCGGATTCGGCCCTCATGCCGGGCTCTTTCGTCTACTTTGACGCCGGCAAGTGGGTCAACGTGACCACCACAAAGCGCCCGCTCCCGTTCGTGGTACAATGCGAGGACCATGTAGGCGGCTCCATCCTCGACCCAATCGAGGCTGGAGAATCCGTTACCGGTGACCGCGCAGAGCCTGGCCGAGTATTTGCCGTTCTGGTTCCGGCCGGCACCGTGGTAAAGGCAAACGAAACACTGCTGAAAATGCACGCGACCCTGCCGGGCGTTCTCGACGTCACTGCCGGCCCGTTTGACGACGTGGTCGCAATGGCAATCGAGGACTATACCGTCCCGGCGTCGCCGGCAACCGCACACATCAAAGCTCGAATCGTTTAAGGAGTAACGCCATATGGCTTACATGATGGAAGAAAAGCTGCGCGGCTCGTCTGCGGAGTATGACGCGCAGTTCGACAACGTGATGAACCAGCGTAAGTTGGCCTTCGCTGCGCAGGGCGTAATCGTCAACCAGTTCGGACACGCCATGACCAGCGATGACATGGTGAAAAACGACGCCTCACAGTTCGACCTGAAATGGTGGGCCGATATCGACCGCCGCGCCATCGCCATTCGTGAAAACGACCGTGGCCGCGAGCTGCTGACCGACCTGATGGGCATCGCCACTCCGCTGGATATCGGCTTCACCGTCAAGACCTACGGCATGCGCGGCGGTATCGACGATGAGGTTAAAATCTCCATGGACGGCCAAGCGCCCGAAGTGTATGACCACATCGACACCGATCAGGCCGGCGACCCGGTGCCGATCTTCAACACCGGTTTCGGTATCAACTGGCGTAAGTGGATGGGCCAGCGGAACTACAACCTGAACACCGTGGCCGAATCCCAGGAGGCCAAGATGGGCGATATCCTGGAAGCCATGGTGGACTACGTTCTGGACGGCAACGCAGCTATCCAGGCTGCCGGTTTCAAGGGCCAGGGCATCCGTACCCACCGCAACACCCGCAAGATCGACCTGGGCACCGCTGGCGCGGCAATCGACCTGACCGCAGGTCCTGCCACCACCACCAACGACCAGATTCTGAACTTCTGGAACCAGGACTTTGCAATGCACCTGGACGCCAACTACATTGCCGGCAAGATCGACGTTGTATGGGTCTCCATGGAAATGTCGCGCCGCATGCAGGTGCCGTTCTCCGACTCCACCGGTTTCAAGGGTGGCACCCTGGAGAAATACGTCCTCGACTTCGGCCGCGTCGGCTCGTTCCGTGTGACCCATAAGCTCAAGGGTAACGAGTTCATCGCGTACAACCGCGACCGCAACGTCATCACCCCGCTGGTTGGCCAGACCCTGGCGACCGTCCCGGTAGAGCGTCGCGGCCCACGCGATAACTTCAACTTCGAGATTTGGGGCGCCCTGGGCCTCCAGATCAAGGCCGACGCCAATGGCCGAACCGCAGTGTTCTACGCGGCTAAGTTCACCTAATTCGGTAGGCGGGGGAAACCCCGCCACTTTCTGCGAGGAGTGACCAGCAATGCCAAAATATTTGTTCGTTACCAATGCCGGCTACGGCATGGAAGCGGGTAAGGAAATCGAAACCGACAACCTCCACCCGGCGCTGCGCCAACACGTTCGCCTCGTCTCCAAGGGTCGTGACCTGCCGGAACAGGACGATGAGCCGGAAAAGACCGGCGACGAGCCGGAAAAGACCGAGCCGGAAAAGCCGGCCCGTAAGCCGGCCGCCGCCAAGGTCGCCAAGGACCCGGACGACGACAACACCTAACGGAAAGCCCCGCCAAGCGCGGGGTTTTTTGTGCGTGTAGAATAGGGGTCCACCCACTGACAAGGTACTTGACGAATGGCGGTAACCATTGAGGAGGTGCGCGAATACCTCGACTCGCAGAAACTCGAAGTCACGGACGGCATGCTCACGCGCATCATGTCGAAGGTGGCCGAACTGCAACCCTGCTTCGACTCGCACGGATATAGCGACGACGACGTTTATTTCATCACCATCTATCTGTGCGCGCTGCTGGTCCTTGTGGGCTCGGGAGACGGCCGTATACGCTCGCAAACCGCGCCGTCTGGTGCGAGCCAGTCCTTTGCGATAAACGCCACAAGCGAGCGCTGGAAGGGCCTCCGCGATATGCTGCGCATCTACGATCCGAACAACTGTACCGGCCCGCTCATCCCGCCAGACCCCGCCAAGAAATACCACTGCGCGCTGTTCGTGTCGCCAGGGGCTGGCAATGAGTAAGGTTTCGCGGTGGAGCTACACCAACACGGCCACGGTATGGAAGCGGGGCGACTCCAACGTGTTCGGCGGCGGGTCGGAGTGGCTGGCGCCATTCACCATAAAATGCACCTGGATTGCAGGCGGCAAGGTCGCCACCGACAACGGCGGTATCGAGTTCGTCGCCACCTGCCAATTCTTCCATGAAGACGCCCGCGTCGAGTATGGTGACATGATCGTCAAGGGCGACATGACCGCCAGCGCGCTGCCAGTCGAAGGCGCCAGGGAGATTCGCGGGCACACCGAATGGGATATGACCCCGTTCAAGGACCCAATGCCAGACTATAGGAGTAGTGTCTAATGCCAGTCGTAGGCCTGAGCACCATCCAGAAAAAAACCATGAAGCTTGCGGGCGATATCTCCGACCGCAAGGTGGCGGCCGCGCTCACGGCGGGCGCAATCGTCGGGCAGGCCTACAGCGCCATGCTGACCCCAGTAGACACCGGCAACCTGTACAACAGCCAGTATCGCAAGCTCGAAAAGGTCGGGTCCGGATGGCGCGTCGGTATCGGCTACACCGCAGCCTACGCCGCCGCCGTGCACTCCAAGAAAGCCACCGGCAAGGGCAAGCCGCGCGCAAACGGGAACGGGAACTACTGGGACCCGAACGCGGAGCCAGAATTCCTGCGTAAAGGCTTCGAGGATCATCGGCCGGAAGTGGAGCGAGCCATCATGAAGGTATTCAGCAATTGAACATTCAATGTTTCCAGGAATGGCTACAGGCAGCTCTCCCGGCAGGGGTAACCCTGCTGCTGGGACCCTGGACCGACAACGAGAGCGACGCGGGGCGAAAGTTCCTATCCATGTATTTCGACGGCGGAAGCCCTCCAGGCCCTGCCAGCCGTTCGGCCATCATCCACCTGTGGTACGCCTCGCCGCGCAACGGCTCTACCGCAACAGGCGGGCAGCTCGCAGCCCTGGAAGACGTCCAGGTCATCGACAAATTCCTGTCGGAGCTTCCGGCCGACCGGCCCTTTGCAAACGTCGTGCCGATAACTGGTATAATCGGCCCTAAGACCGCTGACGGCGGCCGTATTGTTTACACAATGACTATCGAAGTCACCACCTAAAGGAGACGAGCCCATGGCTACCCCTGCCGGCTGCCTGCTGGATAAATACGTTGGCCGCGACGTCGGCTTTGAATTCATGCTTGCCTGCGGCGACGTCGACCCGCAAGGCCCGGACGTTGCGTGGAAGCCCATTGGCGCGCTGCGAGCCAAAGAATTCACCATCGAATGGGATACCGTAGACGCCACCGCCGACAACAACAAGGGCAACACCCGTTCGTCGCTGGCCACCTACAAGACCTTTTCGTGCTCGGGCGACGGGACCTGCATGCGAGCTGACGGCACCCAGTCCAACCAGACCGCGCTGTACAAGCATGTCAACAACCCAGTCTCGACCGGCGGCCAGCCGGTGGCGTGGATTCGCATCACCTGCCCCGATATCACCGTCATCGCGTACTGCCTGATTACCACCATCGGGCGCACTATGCCTTACGACGAGCTGGCAACCTTCAACTTCGAGGCCACCGCAACCGAATCGGTGTATGGCGTCATCGTCATCGATACCCCGGTCCCGGTCACGCCGTGACGTCAAGCTGCTAGACAAACAACCCTGCGCAAGCGGGGTTTTTTGTGCGTGGTAGAATACCGGATCACTGGAGACAACCACATGCGAATCATCACCGAGATTGGCGAGCAAGGCCTTACCCTGGGCGAGCGAACCGTAAAGCTGCGCCCCAGCTTCCACGCAATGACACTCCTCGGAGAGCCTGAGGAGATTGTGGAAAAGTTCGTTGCCCTGCATAAGCCGCCGCCCTTGATCGAACACTTCGAGTTTGACGGTGACGGCGTGAAGTATGCCGGCGACCGAGTGAACCACGACACCATCAACCGCTATTTCCGTGAAATGCTGTTCCTGTCCTGGGAGGTCATCACCGCGTGCGCGGGTGAACAGGACGTAACGCCATTCATCGGTGAGCCTGGGGCCCGCTACGGCTCGTACCGCCTCGGGAAAGTCCCGCCCGAGGCAATGCTTGCTCTTGCGCGTAACTTAATGCACCACGGCTGCATTGGCAAGCCCCAGCCAGCAACTGGAGAGAAAAAAGGCACGCACAGCGGGGGCGAGTTCGTCCGCGCGTTCGAGGCGCTGAAGTTCGTTTCCCTGGCCGTCGCCCACCTCGGGGTAACTGAGGCCGAGGCGTGGGACCTGACCCTTACCGGATTCCAGGCGTTTTGGGAGGCCAAGCACGGCAAGCAACAGGAACGCCGGTACGTGGATGAACACGTTAAAACCATGGCGTGGCTGGCTGAAATTAACAAACTGAGGGACCCGCAACGATGAGCACGACCGTGGTAGGCGATATTGTCTACAACCTGGACGTCAACACGTCCAAGTTCATGCAGGGCATGAACGATGCAAACTCGCGCCTTGGCGGGCTTGGCGGAAGCATGGAAAAGACCGACGCTCAAGCCAACCGGCTGACGTCCTCCATGTCGAAACTGGGCATCGCCATTGGCGCGGCAATCTCCATCCAGGGGATGAAGGTCCTGACCGAGGCGTCGGAAAAGTTTACCCTTCTACAGTCTCGCATTGACCGCCTGTCAACGTCGGCCGAGGATGGCGCCCAGTCCTATAACAAGCTCCTCAAGGTGGCCAACTCCACCGGCTCCGACCTGCGTACCACGGTCCAGGTATGGGAGTCGCTGACCGGCTCGCTCAAGGAAATGGGCAAGACCAACGACGAAATCATTGAAGTAACCGAGCTGCTGCAAAAGATGGGCACGCTTGGCGGTTCGTCTGCCGAGGAAATGAAAAACGGCCTGCGCCAGCTCGGGCAGTCTTTCGCGGGCGGTATCGTCCGTGGCGAGGAGTTCAACAGCGTCCTTGAGAACACCCCGGAAATCGCTCGCCAGCTCGCTAAGGGCCTGGGCGTTCCGTTCGGTGAGCTGCGCCAGATGATGCTAGACAGTAAGCTGACCTCGGAAGCCGTGTTCACCGCCCTGCAAAAGCGCGCGGAGACCGTAAACAAAGAGTTCGCCAATATGCCGCGCACCATCGCCCAGGCAACCGAGGCGATGAATAACAACTTCGGCACCGCGCTGTCGCGCCTCGACAAGGAAATGGGTTTCTCCCAGTCCATAGTCAAGGCTATGGACATGGCGACCAAGGCTGTCGGGTCGTTCATGAACAGCGTTGACGGCGTTGCCCAGGTCGTGGAATACGGCAAGCTTGCTGTGGAATCCATCGCCGCTGTTCTGGTCGGCAAGTACGTCACCGCCATGGCATCGTCGGCCGTGAGCACCTACCAGATGGTTATGGCCTCCAGGGCCGCTACGGCAGCCGCTATCGAGCAGGCGAGCGCAGAGGTGCGCAAGGCTGAGGTCGTCGCTGTCGGCGCTAAGGCGAACCTGGAGCGCGCCACAGCGGCCATTGCCGCAGCTAAGGCCGAGCTGGACGCCAGCCGGGCCACTCAGGCGGCAGAAGTCGAGCGCCTGAAGTCTGTCCAGGCTGCCCTTGTTGCCGAGCGCAACCTTGAGGCCCAGCGCCTGAAGGCGCAGATCACCGACAAGGGTCGAGCTTCATCCGTCGCGCGCATGGCTGAGCTGCAAACCGCGAACGTCGCAATTACGAATCAGCTCGCAGCGGCCGAGGCCACCCTACAGCGAACCACGGTCGCAAGCTCCACCTCCATCGCTGCCGCCTATGAGGCGCGTGCCGTGGCTGCTGGTGAGGCTGCCGCAGCAACCAACGCACTCAACGCCGCGACCGCAGCGGCGGGCCGCGCAGCGCAAACCACGAGCGTCCTTATGCGCGGCCTGTCCGCCGTCATGAATACCCTTGGCGGACCGCTTGGCGTCATCATGCTGGCCGCTACCGCGCTGTACTACTTTGCGGACGCTGCTCGGGCGACAAAGGTTGACGTCGATCAGCTTAAGGGTTCGCTTGAGCGGATGACCTTTGCGCAGCTCTCGAAGGCATCGAACGACGCCGCCGACGACATCGCGAAGCTCAACAAAAAGCTTTCTAACGCGATGCAGGAACTAAACACCGCGACGCGCCGCCCGTTCGAGGATGAATCGGATTTCAAAAAGCGAAAAACCGCGCTCCAGGCTGAGCAGGACGAAATCAAGGGTCAAATCCAGGCCCGCAAAGACCTTCAGGCGCAGATTGCCGCGCAGCAAAAAACGATCACAGATTCGCAGATGAACGCCGGCAATCCATCCGCTCCAGCCCCGCGCAAGATGAACGCCGACGACGCAAAGGTGCTGGACAACCTGCAAAAGGAGCGGGAGCTTGCCAAGCTGGTAGGCGAGGAGCGCGCCCGTCAAGCAGCTATACAAAAGCTGTCGTCCGATGCCCTGCCCGAGGAGAAACAGCGGGTCGGTGACCTTGCCGTCGAAATCTACCGGCTCAACGAGGCGAAAAAGGAAAC